CTGCTGTACCTCCAACATTTCGTAATGCTTGACCGAATATTCCTGTAGTAAACCATGAATCTTCCATTCTTTTTCTAATTTTATCAATGTTTCCAATCACAACACCGCTTGTCACAATTGTTTCTTCTTCAACTTTTTCTTCTTGCCCAGAAACTTTGCTGGTTTGATCGAAAAGCTTCGTTCCCTGTATTGGCAATGCAATTGGCACGCCCCTGTCATCAAGCTTTACATTTCCTTGCTCATCTCTAGCCCATGCTGTGTCTTTTGGAGGATCACCCACTGGAGTCCCCGTTGGCCCCACATTTACAGTTGTGCTTGCTTTTGTTTGACTTAAAGCCATTTGCAAGGCTTCTTTCTCAGTTTTAGCTATTCCTCGACTCAATAAGTCTCTTGCAAGTGCTTGATATTGGTATGTTTTTTCACCCTTAAGCCCAGCAAGCTCCTTCTGCCTTGCAAACTGCCTCTCCTCTGCAGCTTTTTGGAACATCTGTGACGCTGCAGATTTTGCATCTAGTGTGCCAGCTTTAACCAAGTTAGCTAATTCAGTTTGCCCAGCTTGCTCTAGCATATTAACTGTGCGGTTTTTGCGTAAGCCCTCTACCCTCTCACCCCTAGCAGCCTGTAGCTGTGCAGGTAGGTTAGGGTCTGGGCGTATGGTCATGCTGTTGAGCCAGCTTGCAAAAGCACCTGCTTGGTCCTGTCTTTTTGCTTTACGTTCCTGACCTGCTAAATCTTCTGGGCTAAAGCTTAAGTTTTTTGGTGGTATCGCCATTTCAATCACCCCATTCCAGCCGCCATAAACGGTAATTTAAGATAATCAAACAAGCCTGGCTGCCTTGATTGCGTGGTTGTGGATTGATTGGGCACAACGCCAAGCGCAGCAAGTGGCGCAGTTAGTGAGGCTTGTGGCGCACCTGTGTAGCCACCAAATTGTGCTCTTGCAGCATCTATGAGTTGCTGTTGCAATGCTTGTTGCATTAAGCCTTGCTGCATTTGCTGTTGACCAATATCTCTGCTTATGCCAAATGCCTGACCGCCCAAGCCACCTAGCTGCCCAGCAAATCCAGCCCGTGCAGCACGATCTGCCATAGCTGATTGCAGTGCTTGATTATACCCTGATGCACGCTGCTGCGCTGCAACATCTGCGCCCATTCTGCCAAACTCACCTGCAAGCACACCCTCTGCTACACCTTGCCTTGAGCCACCAAATGCACGCGCTGCTGTAGCTTGTGCGCCTAGCTGGTTAGCAGCCATCTGGCGCTGTCTTTCTATATCTGCCTGAGTGCGATCTATCACCTCTTGCTGATATGGGTTCATGTAAGCGCCCACGTTAAGTGGGTCTTGCATCGCTCTTTGCGTTCCACCTATTGCGCCTTGCAATGATGTTGCTGCAGCTTGACCTACGTTAAATGGCGCAGGTTGTGCAGGTGGGGGCATACTCGCCTGTGGCAGGGGCTGATATGTTGCTCCTGTTGTTGGCACAGGTTGTGCCTGCGTTGTCTGTGCTGGTGCTGCTGCGCCCATTGTACTATCCTTTCGCTGCTGCGATTTTTTTTATGTCTTTTAGAGTTGCGCTACTTATTCCCGTTTTCTCTTGGAACCGATTTAAATCACCGCCATATTTACCCATAAAACTATCCACGTAAGCGCCCAAGTTACCCTCTTGCGCTGCTTTATCCAAAACCTTACGAGTGTCTTTAAGGCTACCTTTTCCAAGAGGTATGCTTTGCTGATCTAAATTAGCCTGATCTACTACATCTGATGTTGTTAAAGTTCCAAACTGCCTTTCTAGCGCCATTGTTTGATCCCCAGCTAACTGAGCGCCAGTGTCTAGCAATTCTTGACCGCCGACTGTCTCAATTAAGCCTGATAACTCACTTGCCCTTCGCTGCGCTGAGTTTTCAGTAGATGCCTGTCTTGCCGCTATTTCATCTGCGAGTCTTGCTTCAGTTTCTGGAGTGGTAGCGCCAAATACACCGCCTAACGCACGACTAAGCACAGTTCCTTCTGGATCATAGTTAGGGTCAGTTAAGCTGCGCGTTAAGTCATCTGTAAAACTATAATCTTGCCCTGCTACAGTAGGCTGACCAAAAGAAGCTGCTCTAGGATCATACGCATCTGCTACCTGCATACCTGCCAACTGAGTTGCAGTACCTGTTGCAGTTGTGCCAAATCGCCTATCTCGCGTTGCCTCGATGCCTTGCGCTATGTCTGCTACGCTTGCACCTGTAGCTTCAGCTTCGCTTAATATCGCTTCTGCTCTTTCACGATCTCGCTCTGTGGCAATATCCATCACGCCACCAATTCTCTCACGTAGCGCCCCTGTTTCAGTAAACGGCCTAAATCTACCAAACTCATCAACTTGACCGCCGCCCTCAGGTATAAAAGTTGTTCCACCTTTCAGGCCAAAGTCTACAGTGCCAGCCAAACCAAGATCAGCAAGGTTTCTTATTTCTTGATCTGTTAAAGTATCAACAGGGGCAGAAACATTATCAAAAGGTGTGCCGCCAACTACGATAGGTTCGCCACCGACATTTACTATATTTACACCTGTATCATCTGTAATTGGCGTAAAAGGCACAACTGGGGTAAATGGTACGTCTGGTGTGATTGGCACAAATGGAACACCACCACCGCCGAAACCACCTCCGCCCCCAGCACCGCCACCGCCAGTACCACCACCGCCTACAATAGCATCTACGGGAACATCTACGGGTGCATCTGGGCTAATCGGTGTGTACCCACCTGTAACTGGATCAATAAACATTCTATCAATAAATGCTTTTTGCGCTGGTCTGCGTCTGCCAAATTCATCTAGCGACTCCTCAAACAAAGGTGCAGATGAATAACCTCTTATGCCGCCTGCAAATGTTTGTGCCTCTGGCATACCAGTAATACTGCCCTGTGCAGTAGGTGTTCCAAAAGCGCTGGCTAACTCCTGAGTTCCAGCAAATGATGCCTCTTGCATAGGTGTAAACGCTGCAACATCTGGGCCGTAATAAGGTGTATACCCTATCTGGCTAATGTCTTGCGCCCTTAAAAGATTGCGTCTTGCAGCATCTTCTATGTACTGAGGTACTTCAACGCTTGAAGTTGTTGATCCGCCTTTACCGCCTGACATTACTCAATCTCCTTAATAAATGATGCGTGCATTGGCTTCCAGCCGTGTTTTGTTAAAGGTTTCTTCCATCCAAAACGCCCTGTTATCGTTATAGCTTCGCATCCTTGTGCTTTTGACCATGCTATCACATCTTTGTGCATATCCAAAAGCTGTTCCATTTCACCACCACCTAAAAACACATTTAACATCTTTTTTCTAGGATATACCACAATTTCTGTCACTATGCACCCCTTTGGAGAAGGCCACAACTGCATCTTGCCAGAAGTGATACCATTAATCACATCAGAAAGGCTATGCGTACCACCAGAATATTCAAGCGCTGCCTCTATCCAAGGCTGGCATCTGTCTATCTCGCTTATTTGTGACATATCATTCATTTAATTAAAACGTACTCAAAGCAACACGCTTCCAAATGGCTGTAGAACCATCATGTGAACCTGTGCAAATATATATATAATTTGTATCCCAAGCGATCATATTAGCGACATCACCAGCAGCGCCGACACTTGAAGCTGGTGCAGCTTGCTGTGTTGCAACTTGCCGAAATGCGCTTGCAGAAGAAACAACAACATATTTCTTTGTTCTATCCCACATAATAATGCCATCTTCAGCAGCCGTTTCCCCTCCCGTTTGCTGAACAAGCGCTGATCTGGTTTGACCCAGAAATATCATCAAGCGCCTACCCCAAGCCTGCCAATCATTGCCTTTTGGCTCTGGTGCGCGTTGTTGTTGTGTCATCTACGCCCACCTGAAACTGCGTCAAGCCTGTTAATGCCTACACGCCAATCAGTAAAGCGCTGCCCCTCGACACGCATTCTAAACTGCCTACCCGTAAATCTTAAGCTTGTGGGGTTGCTCATGCTAAATGGGCCATGACTGCGCTCTGTTCCGTTTGGATAAAAGCGCGTTTTAAATGTTGCATTTACATCGCCCTGGGTTTTCTCATCTGGGAGCATCTCAACAATACTTGCTACCTGATCTCCTGTTGCGAAATAAATAGGTCCAGTTTCCGCAAATGGTGTAAGTGAACCATAATCCAAACCAACCTCATGCTCATATAACTTATAGTCATCTGCATCAAACATTAAAGGCTGCCTAAACACGCCACGATCAAACCCTGCAGTGCGATTAATCTCACCTATGTGCCATGTGTTCTCTATATAATTATAGGCCACATAACGATCATTTTCTGTATTGCCGCCACTAGGGTAAAACCACCAAACCTCACCAAACATGGAGTTGGACATGGCAAACACCTTGCTGACTTGAGCACGGTTTATATCGTTAAAAACATAATCAGAAACATCGCATGGTATTTCTTGAACACCACCACCGCCATATATGTAGAATGAGTTTACGCCCATCCACATAGCACCAATATCAACCACGGCACATGCTTGTTGCGCTGCAATACCGCATGATGTGCCTACACGCTCAATGCCATATACATATGGTGGGCCGACGTAATTTGCGACATGAGCATCTCTTGTTGTAAGTAGCAAGGTTTGGCCCTTGACTGTATGGCCTGTCATAAGCTCGCCAGAAGTCTGTAGCTCAAGATCACCTGCCTCATTTGTAGATGCTGCTGCCCATAGATTATTATTCTCACGATCAGACCACTGCACTTTGCGAGGATTGCCACCTGCACCAAGGCACATAAGAAATCTTTCCTCAGTTACAACAATGCCTTTATTGCTTGTTGGTGCGTTGCTAAGCAAAGCTGCAGGGTTACTTGTGTTGATCTGCCACTCATAAACCTTGCCATCATCTGCATTGTTAGCAAGCAAAAACTCGCCAAACGGCTGCAGGTTCCACGTTGTAGCTGGGTCAATCTTTGCAAAGTCAGGCCGCGCAACGCCATAAGCGTAGCTGCCATAAAAACTACCGCCATACCCAGTAAAAGCATTAGCGTCTTCCCTACCTGCCGTTAGCCCAACAGGGGTAATATCATGTCGCACGCCTGCTTCTGTCCAGACGTAAAGCTTGTTGTAAGAGCCTGCTGCAATGTAACGATCACCTGCATTTGTGATCCAACTAAGCATACCACGCATTGAAGCATTACCTGCTGTGCTTGATCTGCTTCGCCAGCCACCAATCGGGCGCATAACCCCGTCATGCCAGCGCACAAGGTTCGCATCACGCCAGCGCCCCCTGCTTTGTAAATCAGTGCCATTGCGATAAATTCCAGCAGGGATGTTAAGATCAATCAAAGCCATAAGCGCACCTTTGTAATCGCGTTGCCTGCAATATAACACATTGCTGTAAATATGCAAAAGCCCAGCGCAACTGGCTGGGCAAATGCGTGATATGTGTGTGAGTTACTCAGCCGCTATTTCTTCTGCTGGCGGTGACTCTAAAGATTCCGCAAGTCTTTGCACGAAAGCTTCTCTGCCAAATGCAAGCTGATCCAGATTAAATTGTGCGTTGCTTAACTTTCTATCTAGGTCTTGTATGTGATTAAGATATGCCTTTTGCGTATCTGAAAAGCTTTCTAAATCGTACTCTTTTTCATTGACTGTAATGGTGTTCTTTTCTTTTTTTGCCATTGTAAGTCTCCTTTCAGTTTAATTTATGCAGTAAATGAATTAGCCGCAGAAATAGCTGCATCTATCTCTGTGAAACTTTCGCTACCCCAATCTTCTAGTGCTTTCATGTGCACTAGAT